TATTCAAGACACTATTTTATAGGGTGATGTCGATTTTCCCGATTTGCACTAAAATATGTGGCATTTCGGCACTACCCTCTAAAACCGATTTTAAAGCCCATACAGCGCGATTTGAGTTTGAGGGTAGGTTAGTATGGAAAAGGGTCGAGTCTGAAAAGGTTCTGGTTTTGTTCTGTTTCTGTTCCAAAATCCCAAATGACCCAGAATGACCCAGTAATGACCCAGAAATTGCCCAGTTTCGAGATCTCAGGATTTTGTTGTGAAAGGCTGGGCAAAACAGGTCAAAAACTGGGTCATTAGCTGGGTCATGGTTTCGCTATAAATTGCCCAGAAATAAACGGCTCGAATGCACGGGTCTTGGAGGAAACTGGGCGTTCTGGGTTATGGTTTGTTATTTAACAGAGATATGAAATTTATAACCTATATGGTTACAACGTGTATATTTCTGGGCGACTGGAAACAGATGACCCAGATTGCCCAGTGCGTATTGCCCACGTAATACACCTGCGCAGTTTGTTCTCATGCTTGACGTTAACGTAAAGCGTCATGACCCACGCATCATGACCTGCGCAATCATGACCCAGACCGCCCAACAAAATGTTGCATCGCAGCATAGCCAGCCAGCCGAATGTGTTTTTCTTTACGTTGACGTAAACGTAAAGCAAAAGGTCATTCCAAAATCTGCGCGATAGAACAAAGCCGGAACGCTGGCAGGCTGGAGGGGGGAGGGGGAGGGCCGGTGGCCGCGTGACTGTTCCGGGCACCTATCGCAAACAATTTTTATTTTTTTTGCAATATGGTTTGCAACACACTATAGTACGCGCAATGACATTTTACTCACTGCCATTTACACCTGAGCGCACGCAAGCCACCGAGGCGCGGTTAGAGGCAATCTATGAAGCCGCGCGCTACGGACTGAAGGGCGACAGCCTCGCTATGGCCGCTGGATTAACCCCGCGCCAATACCGCTTGCTGGCCGAGGCCGACCCGCTGGTCGAGATGGCTGAGATCAAAGGGCGCACCGACGGCGAATACACCGCGGCCAAGACCATGTACGAAGCGGCGCGCGATGGCGACAGCAAGGCTGCGCTGGAAATACTCAAGCATCAGCATGGCTGGGTAGCCAAGCAGCAGATCGACGTGAACATCGACCAACAGATTAGTATTACAGGCGCGCTGGAAAAGGCACAGCAGCGCGTCATCGAAGGGACGTACGCTGAAGTACCCCAGATAGAGGAAGAAAACTATGCCAGACAAATTGACGCCGGAAGAACAGGAAGTTTTAGAATACCACCGTCGGAACTTAGCGACGGGAATGTATCAGAAGAACGCTGACGGCAGTTTGACTACGTTTAAAGGCGCTGTCGTAGGTTTGCCGCAAGGCGAGACTTTGATACCGACATACTGGCATGGGCAAGAGCGCGACATCCCAACAGCGGTGCGGCTGGCGGTAAAGTCAGGCATTAAGTTTCCGTCATACAAAACACCTGAAGAAGCAATGATGCGTGAGCAGACAATTCATAAGCTGATGGAAAAAGACATAGCGGACTTTCAGAAGACTAAACGCTAATGCAGCAACCGATATACAGCGCATCCGAAGAGATGGAATTGATGACGCGGCTGTGGTCGCCGTCGATCAAGGATGACCCGTTAGCTTTTGTACTGCTGACATTCCCGTGGGGTGAGAAAGGTACGCCGCTCGAACATTTCCAAGGACCGCGCAAATGGCAGCGTCAGATACTGGGCGACCTGCGCGACCACATCAAGCAGAACAATGGTAAGCTAGACTATGATACATTCCGTGAGTCGGTGGCGTCCGGCCGTGGTATCGGCAAGTCGGCGCTGGTCAGTTGGCTGGTGATTTGGATGCTGTCTACGCGCATCGGTAGCACTACCATCGTGTCGGCAAACTCTGAAGCGCAGCTACGCTCGGTGACATGGGCAGAGATTACCAAGTGGCTGGCGATGTCGCTCAACAGTCACTGGTTCGAGATAGCCGCCACACGCATCATGCCAGCCAAATGGCTGACCGAACTGGTCGAGCGCGACCTCAAGAAAGGCACGCGCTACTGGTCAGTCGAAGGGCGGCTGTGGTCCGAAGAGAACCCTGACGCATACGCAGGGGTTCACAACTTCGACGGTGTGATGCTGATCTTCGACGAAGCCAGCGGTATCCCCGACAGCATCTGGTCGGTTAGTGATGGTTTCTTCACGGAGAACACGCCGCACCGCTTCCATCTGGCCTTTTCCAACCCGCGGCGCAACACAGGCTATTTCTACGAGACGTTTCACAGCAAACGGGCGTTCTGGCGCACACGCACTATCGACGCGCGCGATGTGGAAGGTACAGACAAAAACCTGTACCAGCGCATTATCGACGAATACGGGCCAGACAGCTATCAGGCCAGCGTTGAAGTCTACGGCAACTTCCCATCAGAAGGCGACGATCAGTTCATCGGCAGCAATCTGGTTGATGACGCGATGGCCCGGCCAAAGCACAAAGACGAAACAGCGCCCATCGCTATCGGTGTTGACCCTGCGCGCTTTGGTGCGGACGCCACCGTCATCGCTGTGCGCCAAGGGCGCGACCTGATCGCCATCAAGCGCCACCGCGGTGCTGACACTATGGAAGTGGTCGGACACGTCATCGACGCTATCGAAGAGTATAAGCCCGCGCTGGTCGTCATCGACGAAGGTGGGCTAGGCGCAGGCGTCGTAGACCGGCTGAAAGAGCAGCGGTACAAGATACGCGGCGTGAACTTCGGCAATAAGGCCATGAAGCAACTCATGTACGGCAACAAGCGCGCTGAGATGTGGGGCGCCATGCGCGACTGGCTGAAAACGGCGCACATCCCCAACGATAGGTTCCTGAAAACCGACCTGATCAGCCCTAAAGTAAAGCCTGACAGCAAGGGGACCATCTTCCTCGAAAGCAAGAAGGACATGAAGTCGCGCGGGCTGGCCTCACCGGACGCTGCGGACGCCCTAGCGGTCACATTCGCGTTCCCGATTGCACATCGTGAAGCACGCGTTGACAAGCGACGCGTGAGCAGTTATTCTCCGCACGGAGTTTCTACTAGCTGGATGGGTTCGTAAGCATGGCGGACAAGAAAAAGTCTGTGTCGCTGTCAGTTGGCCGTGGAGAAAAGCTGCCCGCTGCCAAAGGCGCGGGGCTGACCGCCAAAGGCCGTGCTAAGTACAACGCTGCGACCGGCTCTAAGCTGAAGGCGCCAGCGCCCAACCCGAAGACAAAGGCCGATGCAGGCCGCAAAGCGTCGTTCTGCGCCCGCATGGGCGCTGTAGCAGCCAAGGCTAAGGATGGTACCCGCGCTAAGGCCAGTTTGAAAAGGTGGAAATGCTCATGAAGCCCGGACTATATGCCAATATTCACGCCAAGAAGGCCCGCATCGCGGCTGGATCGGGCGAAAAAATGCGTAAACCCGGTGCTAAAGGCGCACCAACCGCAAAAGCGTTCAAAGAGAGCGCAAAAACCGCTAAAAAACCAGCTAAGAAGGGTAAGTAAATGCCATCAGGTAAAAAAGATATTTACGGCAATAAGAGCAAAGCACTCTATAAAGCCGGAACGATAGCCTCTGAACGCGCTGCAATCGCTAACCGCGACCCAGCCCGCGCACGCCGTGCAATGGAAATCTTAGCGCGCGAAGGCACGACGAACGCCAGCGGTGGTCGCCCAAATAGACCTGCAACGCCAAAGCCAGCGACTAAAACGCCTATTAAAGCGACACGCGCCGCTTCTCCACAAGGAAGCGGAATGGGCGCTGTGTCCGACCGCGATATGCAGCTAATAAAAGGTGCTGGCGCTCGTTTGGCATCAAAACCTAAACCGATGCCGGAGCCAATATCAAAAACAAAACCAATGCCAAAGGTTAAACCGTCGCCTGCAAAAACCCCCAAGCCGCAAGTAATTCGTACCACTACGAACATGAAGCCAACGCCAACGGGTAAAAAGAGATAATCATGCCGCTGTCCAAATCGACAAGCAAAGCCGCGTTCCGCAAGAACATTAAGGCTGAAGTAAACGCTGGAAAGCCTGTGAAACAGGCTGTGGCGATAGCGTACAGCGTCAAGCGTCAAGCCGCTAAAAAGGGCAAGAAATAGCACATGGCCGACCCTACAGGCATCAACACCGCAGGCAAAGTCGCCAACGTAGGCTCTAACCCGCCTAAAACGTCCGGCGACGACAATGACAAGATGGCAACCATGCGGTCGCGTCTGCAAATGGCGCAGGCTGCGTATTCTGACAGCCGTGAAGACGAGTTGGATGACCTGCGGTTTATGGCCGGTAGCCCTGACAACCAGTGGCAGTGGCCTGCTGACGTACTGGCGACACGCGGAAGTGTGCAAGGGCAGACAATTAACGCACGCCCCTGCTTGACAATTAACAAATTGCCGCAACACGTTCGTCAGGTCACCAACGAACAGCGTCAAAACCGCCCAAGCGGCAAGGTAATACCCGCTGACGACAATGCTGACGTTCAGGTCGCAGAGATTTTCAACGGTGTGGTGCGCCACATCGAGTATATGTCGGACGCTGACGTTGCGTATGACACCGCCTGCGACAACCAAGTCACCTACGGCGAAGGCTACATTCGCCTGCTGACTGAATATTGCAACGAAGAAACTTTCGACCAAGACATCCGCATCGCGCGCGTCCGCAACGCGTTCAGCGTCTATATGGACCCCACGATCCAAGACCCATGCGGCGCTGACGCTGAGTGGTGCTTTGTTACCGAAGACATCCTAATTTCCGACTATGAGCGTATGTTCCCAGACGCAGCGCCCATCTCGACACTCATGTCGCAGGGCGTTGGTAACGAAAGCATGGCGCAGTGGCTGGCCGAAGACACCATCCGGATCGCCGAATACTTCTACAAGTCGTATGAAAAAGCTACGCTGAACCTGTATCCAGACAATCAGACAGCTTTCAAAGGCACACCGCAAGACGCCACTCTGCAAGCCATGTTTGGCAAGCCTATTCGCAGCCGCGAAGTAGACCGCCAAAAGGTCATGTGGATGAAGACCAACGGGTTCGACATCCTCGACGAGCGCGAATGGCCCGGCAAGTGGATACCTGTCGTGCGCGTCGTTGGTAACGAATGGGAAGTCGAAGGCAAGCTGTACATCAGCGGCCTTGTGCGTAACGCCAAAGACGCCCAGCGTATGTACAACTACTGGACCAGCCAAGAAGCAGAAATGCTGGCGCTGGCGCCGAAAGCACCGTTTATCGGTTACGGCGGTCAGTTCGAAGGCTACGAAATGCAGTGGAAGACTGCCAATACGACCAACTGGCCGTATCTGGAAGTCAATCCAGACGTTACAGACGGCGCTGGAGCCGTTTTGCCGTTGCCACAGCGCGCAGCACCCCCGCTACCCCAAACAGGCCTGATACAGGCTAAAATGGGCGCTGGTGAAGACATTAAGGCCACCACCGGCCAGTATGACGCCTCGCTGGGCCAACAGGGCAACGAACGGTCGGCTAAGGCCATCGTAGCGCGTGAAAAGCAGGGCGATGTCGGCACCTACCACTATGTAGACAACCTTGCGCGCGCCATTCGGCACATCACACGCCAGATCGTAGACCTGATACCCAAGATTTACGACACGCAGCGCATCGCACGCATCATCGGCGTTGACGGTGACGTTGACATGGTCAAGTTCAACCCAACGCAGAAAGAGCCTGTCAAGGAAATTCGTGACGAAATGGGTGCGCTGATCGAAAAGGTCTACAACCCCGGCGTTGGTACTTACGACGTTATGGTCACAACTGGCCCCGGCTACATGACCAAGCGCCAAGAAGCCCTCGACGCTATGAGCCAAATTTTGCAGTCGAACCCGCAGCTTTGGGCTGTTGCAGGCGACCTGTTCATCAAGAACATGGATTGGCCGGGCGCGCAGGAAATGGCAGAGCGGTTCAAGAAGATACTTGATCCAAAGGTGTTGTCGGACGGCGATCAGTCGCCAGAGATGATGGCTGCACAGCAGCAGATAGAGGCCATGACGCAAGAACTGAACCGGATGACCGACATCATTCAGAATGTTCAGGACAGCGTCGCGCAGCGCGAAGTAGACATCAAGGAATACAAGGCGCAAGTAGACGCCTACGACGCCGAAACGAAGCGCATTTCGGCTGTTCAGAACAGCATGACGCCAGAGCAAATCCAAGACATCGTCATGGGTACTATCGCTGCTGCGCTCGACACAGGCGACCTGATTGGTACAGCACCCGAAATGCGCGAACAGCCTGAAATGAACGAGGAGATGATGCAGCCCCAGCAGCCACCAATGCCTGAAATGGGCATGGAAGAGATGCCTGAGATGCAGCAAATGCCCGAAATGGGCGCCGAAGAAGCTATGGCCCCACCCGAAGAACCCGGCCAATCCCCTGAAGGAATGATGTAATGAGTTGCGCTGATTTTATAGGTACACTATTTCTTGCGCGCGATGTGGCCCATTCGACGCATTTGAACACGCGCAGCTTCGCCAAGCACTCCGCTTTGAACACTTTTTACGACGAAGTGATCGAATTGGCAGACAAATTTGCAGAGGCTTATCAGGGAAAATACGGCCTAATCGGCCCTATTTCGCTTATGTCAGCTAAGAAGACCAACAACATTATCGAGTTTCTTGAAGGTCAGGTAGACGAACTTGAGAAAATGCGGTATAAAGTCGTCGATAAGGAGTGTACCCCACTCCAAAACATTATCGACGAGATTTTTGGGTTGTATTATTCAACCTTATACAAGTTAAAATTTTTGGCATAAGGGCTAAATCATGGCTGCATTATATTCACAGATTGGCGCAACCGCACAGGTAAAGGTCGGCGCAGGTGAGCTGAAGAGCATTTTTGTGTCTTCAGGCACCAACCCAACGGTCACTGTCTACGACAGCGCAACGGCTTCGACCAGCGATCCACTCATCATCGCGCAATTTACTGCTGCGGCGCCCGGCCTGTACGCTCTGACGGGCGACGAAGGCGGCGTGTATTTTAGCAAGGGTCTGTACGTCGTCCTCGGCGGTACATCACCTAAAGTTTCTGTCTTTTACGAGTAAACAAGTCTCGAAAAACCGTACTGGTGCGGCTCATCAGGAACTCTTTAAGGGTTAAACATGGACAATAATGTTCCTATTGAAGCGGATGCCTCCGCGCCAGAACTCGAAGCCACGGCAGCAATCGAGCCTGTAGAAAACACGACGCCGGAAACGCCTGCCGAACAGGAAGCATCTAAGACTTTCTCACAAGAAGAATTAGACGCAATCGTAGGCAAGCGACTTGCGAGAGAACAACGCAAGTGGGAAAGAGAGCAAGCACAAAAGCTCGCGGACGCACAGTCTCGGCAACCGGCGCAAGCGCCAGCCGATCTGGTTCCTGAGCAATTTGACACTTACGAAGATTATGCCGATGCCTTGGCAGAGCATAAAGCGGAAGTGTTGCTGCAACAGCGGGCAACCGCCAGAGAACAGCAGGCATTGCTTGAACAGTACCATGACCGTGAAGAAACGGCGCGGGATAAATATGACGACTTCGACCAAGTCGCCTATAATCCTAACCTGCCTGTCACGGAATACATGGCACAAAGCATCCAGTCTTCGGACGTTGGCCCTGACCTGCTTTATTGGTTAGGCACCAACCCCAAAGAAGCTGATCGCATCGCCCGCTTGAACCCAATCTTGCAAGCAAAGGAAATCGGAAAAATTGAGGCCGGATTGGTCTCTAATCCGCCGGTTAAAAAAACTTCAACCGCCCCGGCACCGATTGC